TAGTAAGTTGTAGAAGCATTTAATGTATTACCAGCATCGTCAAAATTCTGTGGACCAGCAGGCCAATGAATTAAACGTTTAGACTCTGATTGTGAAGTGTAAATGTTACTCCATACAGATGCAGATGCTGGTGTGCCGTGTGTATAATTGTTTTCGTAAGTAGTAGTTGCTAATGTTGAACCTGCTGAATCGTATTCAGTTACAATCATTGCGAACACATCTTGTGCTTGTGAAGCAGTTACACCACCATATAAATTACCATTTAAAATAGAGATAGTAGCGTAATCACCTAAATATACTGAATGTGTATTGAAATTAGTTAAACCAAATTGGTGACTAAATGTGATATCATCGATTTCTTCCTCTTGATATTTTGAACCACTATCCCAGTTCCAGTTTACTAATTCATTAGGTCCAACGTTACCATCTAAGTTAAAATAGTAATCACTACCTGATACAGCTGCTGAACCAGTTGTTGTACCTACACCTGTATAAGAAGTAACAGATGAAGAAGGAGATGTACCGTATTCTTCACCAAAATAAATGTTAAATTCTTTACCACAAGCAGTATTGCCTGTAGCGGAATCTATTTCCCAAACTAAATCAGTTGGTCCTAATTCTGTTACTAATATTTGTGCCACGTCAAATACACCCTTACCACTTGGGTTAGGTTGTTGTTTTATACGTTGTATAAGCGTGTCATTTTTGTCTTTAATGTCTACCACGTACTGAAATTGTGCCTGCGTATACTGCGTTGAAGTAACGGTAAAAACCAAATTACTATTGGCAATATTAGGTGTGGTAGGGTCTTGCTGAATTGTAATCGCCATTACTTAATCTTTTCTAAATCAATTTCTATATCGTTTGCTGTTGCCTCTGCATACTCGTCTGCAAATTGCGCATCGTATGCTGCTAATGCAGGTTCGATAAATGGTTTTGCCTTATATCCCTTACGGTTAATACTATTGTATATTGCGTATGATAATTGTTCTACTGTAACACCTGCTTGTGGTCTAATACCTTTAGCTCTAATCCAATTTACTAATTGTGGTTGCCAAGATTGTGAACCAGCTTGTTTAGCACCTCCTCTACCTGAATCTAAGATAAAACCATAGTCCTCCATTTCTAAGGCTATCGCTGTATTACCATTAGAAGATAATTCTGGGATGTAATTAATACTATTGGCTAATCTACCAGTAGCATTAGAACCATCCTCGAATAACTCGTTAATAGTTAATTCACGTAGCCTGTCAGTGGCTTTAGCTATGACTTTCTCTCTATTAGACACTACCAGTAGGGAAATTACAATAGTTGTAAACTGCTTGTTCTATGACTGTTACGTTAGCAACCCAACCATATACTCTATCTTGGAATGCCTCGTTTACAGGATTAATATTAGACATTGAAAAATCTAATGTTTGTTGTTCTGGACCTCTACGAATGTAAGCACCCATATCATACAAGTATAATTCTGTATTTGACATCACTGTTAATGCGTTTTCATCGCTTACCTTAGGAACGTCAAGTGAATACAGTTCAAACGTTAATGAATGCGTATTATCCAATAATCCTACTGATGTAATAGGACGTAAGAAAATAAACGGATAACGAATGTTTTGATTGTTAGAGTCTAAATAAGATAAAGGACCAGTAGCAAATGATTTAACCGCAACGTGCTCGTTAGCAGCGGTTTCAAATAATTCTACTATTTGCTTGTAGGTACGCATTATTTTTTCTCTAAAATTTCTCTAATTTCTTGTACTGGAATAGCTAACATAGAAGCGATTTGGTTAGCATTAAATTGTAATGCCATATCCCATACTCTTTGTTCTAAGCTAACCTCTACCTTATTTACACCAGTACTATCTAATACTTCGGTTGTTACTTTTTCTTTTGCCATAATTATAATATTTTAGATGTATTCTGTTTTCTTGCTTTTTCTAATTCTTTATTATAGTCAGAATCAATGGATAAATAGTTTAAAACGAACACAAAATTTAAGTCAAAGATACTCTTGTCTCCTGTGATGTTAAGGATATCGGTTTTAGAGAGTGAATATACTGTCCCAAACCATCCCCAATACTGACTATAAGTTTGTCCATCTCCGTCTCCATCATCATCTTCTCCGCTCGACGTAAATAGCTGTTTGTACTGTTTAAGGATTTGCTCGCGATTCCTAAAAAAAAAGACATTCCACCTAACGCAAACGCAACTGGAAATGATTTCATTTTTTCAGCATTCACACCTCTATCTTCACTACTGTATTCTTCTATCTCGTAGTATTTAAATAGATTTTCAGCTGTGCCTTTAGCTATCTTAACTCCATTTTTAATCTGGAATTCTAAGCTATTAGTTTTATTCTTAGTAATAGGACGATACAAAATAGCCATAATATCAGCTAAATTTGTATTTGGTTCCTTTGTTAAGCGTTCTAAGTCAACATATTCGGCTAAAGTCATTTTACTAACCGGTCTATAGCCGTATAATACGCCGTCAAATTCAATAATCGGGTAGAACGTTGCTGAATCAAAGTCCATTAAGTTAATAACGGATTCTGCAATAGCAGCTAATTCATTTGGTTTCCATTTACCTAACTGGTCTTTAGAGATATTAGTAATTGTATATACAATCTCCATTGTTTTCTCTAAATCAGTTAAGTGGTCCAGATGTGCCAATTTCTGATAGTCACCAATAGTTAAAAATTCTGGTACTGTAACAGTATACTTCATATTACTCGTTTTAATATAAATATGTATAGGATTTCTTTAAATCGTGTGAAGCAAGAGGGGCACTTTCGTGCCCCGTCTTTTTCCCAGTCAATATATCATCTACAACAATGACAACATAAATGTATTAACGATTTTTTATGAAACCAAATTTAGTTAGACATTTTTTAATAATCCAATAAATTAAATACCCGTTAAGGGCAAAATAACCTAATACTCTAATAGTGTGATAATCCATAACTCTTATTATTTTAATATATATAAATATACGAACAATTTTTTGCTTCTCCAAATGAATTTAAAAGAGCCCCAGAACGGGGCTCCTTAAGGTAGGGAAAACACAATGGAAAACACAAGATGGCTGAAAATATGCTACACGCTAAAAAAACCCTACCAATGGTAATGAATAGAAATAAAATAATGAAGCTAAATGTCACCAAAACTCCATTAGTTACCTCTATACATATCTTTATTTTCGCATATTACCAATGTAAATACCTCCTCTGTTGCTTCCAAGCTCTTCTCGAGATAAATTTGCCATCCATAAAGCATCTACAATATCATCGTGTAAACCTGGAGGATGACTAAATGATAATTTACCATTTGTATTTACTTTGTAAGTATATGCTGATAATTCGTTATAACACTCAGGCATTAAATTTTTATCAGGTAATTCTATTGCTCCACTTTCTATGTCTTGAATTAATTTACGAACACCTTGTGCTTTACTATCTTGTGAAGTATAGAATGGTTTTGTATTACGTTCGTATTGTTTGATTAATTCAAAGAGGGCTTGTCCTGGACCATTAGTCTCAACATAACCTCCTCTGATGTTAAATCGTCGCAATTCGTTGATGATAGTTTTTGCAGATTCTTCAAAAGATTTCCCATTGAATCTAAGAATCTTTTTGCATCTACCGGATTCGGAAAATATTGCACATACTGTATAGTCATTAGACATTCCGCAGTCAATTCCAAAATAATCTCTTGTTGTTTTTGATTCATCCCAGCTATTTAAATTACATACTAAATCTAATCCTCTAAATACATCATTGGTAGCTTCACTAAATATTGCCTCGTATTCTTGTAAATAAATGTCTGTAGGTAATGATTTAGCTTGTTCCAATATAAAATTTGCGTCTACGTGCGGGTTATCACGTGATATACCGCGGAACGAGATGTAGTCACCACCCTCGCTGCTACCTTTAAGGTATGCGGTATAAAACCAGTTTTTACTTTTAGGTGTAGAGATAATAAAACATTTTTTACCAATAGCTGATAATGTAGGTAGGATTGCTTCATCCATTGCTTCCTTCCTAATAAATGCTGCTTCATCTACTACCATATAGTTAAACGAGAAACCCCTGATTGAATCATAACGTTCGGCTGATAGAAATTGTAATGTAGACCCGTTTACAAATTCCATTGTTAAATCTGCCTTATTAGAATGAACTATAATCGCATTAGCGGCATTACTTAGTTCTTGAAATATCTTTTTTGCTTGATTGTATATAGGAGATATCCAAGCACATTTAGCATTTTTATTTTGTAATGCCCAATACAATAATAAGTTTTGTGCTAATAATGATTTGCCAAACTGTCTACCACACGCAACTACCCCAAATTTATGTTCGGAATCAGCAAAGCCATCTATAATAGCACGTTGACCAGGATGTGGTGCAAATAGTTTTATGTTCATTTTAATCTCCAGCCTTTATGTGTTTTATTTTTACCACGAGCTACTTTACGTGCGTCAGCATCATTTAATCCTAAATTATTATGTTGTTTTACTAATTGATAAGATGTGCCATAAAATTCTCCGTGTTCAGGATGAATCCAATATTGGGGTTGTTCTGGGTTAGGAGTATATTTTTTACTTATAATTTGTAAACATTCATCTAAATTATTTCCATTCCATACATTAAGAG